TAAATAAAATTTCAATTAATTTATGATAAGCAAATGAATTTTTCCATCCTGCTGTTGTAATATAAATTTGAGACTTATTAACATTTTCTTCTTTATGTCTACTTCCATCAGAAAGACGTCTATCAACGTTTGTGGTGGGAATAATAACTTCATTTAAAATATCACCATCAATTAATACACATTCCTCCATCAAACCGCCCGTACGACGTTGGCCTCTGGATGACTGCCTTGCTGCCAAAATGTCAATAGTAGAACCGTTTTTAAATACATATTTAACATTATCTTTTGATTTTGTAGATACCCCACGATCCCAATTAATTTCATTATTTAAACCAGGTATAAGTTTGCATATTTCCTAAATTTTTGCTATTGTAATTGAGGCCGCTTGCTACTTACCACCCGTGGTTACAAACAAATGTGAGTTGGGATATAAAATACATCTTATCATCAGCGCCATCATTGACAAAAAAGACTTCGAATAAGCACGCGGAAAAGTCGCGTACACATACCGATGCCGCATTACAATTCTAAGAAAGATTCTTTGATAAAATAAAAAATTAAATGTACTATCTTTTCCTTTAATAAAATCTACAAATATATCAGGATATTCTCTAAAATAAGCAATTAAATTTCTTAATCCATCTATATCTGCCATCAACCGCTATTCAGAAATACCTTGTTTTTTATATTCTCTGTCAGAGGATAATTGCAATAATTCTTTTAAATTCATTCTATATTAATCCTCCTACTTTGATATTCCTTTTCTATAGAATCTTCACTAAGATTATCATCGTGCTATTTCATATGATTTAAAGAATTTTTATAATTAGTAAAATCATTATCTTCAAGTTCAACCTAGTCTAATCCTTTTGCTTTAGCATCTTTTTTATCTTTTTTCATTTCTTCAGAAATTCTTTTATCTTGTAAATATTTTTCAATTTCTTGAGCTAATGACTTATCTTCATAAATTAAATTTTTATTATAAGCTTTTAAATCTGCAATAATTTGATCGACTATATCTTGTGGCTCATCGCAATGATATCTTGGAATCTCTCCACTATGTGCTTCAACAAAATCAACAATAGCAGAGGCTGAGTCAATACTATTACTATCTTTATCTTTATTTTGCGCTTCTGTAAATTTAGCTGATTTCATCATTGAATCATAAACACGAGAAAGTTTTTGGTAAGAATCAATATCTCCACAATCAATAGCTTCATTCATTTTTAAAGATGTTTTACAAATCATTTTTAAAGTATCAATACGTGCTGCTCCTTGAATATCAAAAGAATCCATAAACTAATTATATAATTGTTCAAGAGCAACCCATTGACTTGGTTTATATAATCTTCCCCATTTTACAGCAAGATACATTTTATCATCTTGATCTAAATTAGCACCAGGATCTATAACTTCTCCCTCAGGCATAAAATTTTGCTACTGAAATGGATTTTTAGCTTGACTTAAAGCTTCTGCATAAGATTGTGGTTGACCATAGACTTGATAGACTTGTCCTAAATGTTCGCCAGTTATATTATCTCCCCATCGTGGTAATTCTTTATTTTGAGTCTATGTACTAACAAGAGTCTGATACTAAGCGGAAGATATTTTTCCTTCACTTAATTTTACTTTCAACTCAGCTTCATATCGAGCTTTCTATTCAGCTTCAGCTTTTTCTTTTTTAGCTTTTTCTGCTTCCATCTACTGTTGAATTTTTTTAGTATCTGCATATCCATATTTATTCCATTGTTTTAATTTCATCTTTGCAAGATACTTACCAATAACAGACATTCCATTCATTTTATAAGGATCTTTAGCAAAAGCTTTATCTCTTAAAACATTCCACTATGTTGGAATATAAGGAACATCCATTTTTTCAAGAATCCACTCAAAAGTATTAGGATCAAAATTATCTATATGTGCAGTTAAACATGGTTTACAAATTTCACATTTACTACCATCTTTATATGTATAAAAATTTATTTGTGCAATTCGTTTGCCGCATCGTTCACATTGACATTTACCATTAGCATCTTCTTGCTGACCTTTTAATTTTGCCATAAAATAAAATCTCCTTCCTTTTATATTTTTAAAAATATTATTTATAAAATTAAAAAATTTTGTCCTTTATTTCTTTTTATTTCTACAACATTTACACATACTATACCATCCATCTTTTGCTGTTTTATTTTTTGTAAAAAAATAAGGATGTGCTAATTTTATTTCATGACATCGTGAACATCTTTTCCATTTTCCTTTTTCTTCAACAGTAAAATGCCAAACAATCCATTCTTCCTTTGCTTTATCAGAAATTATTTTAGGAATTTTTTTACGCCAAACCGCAGATAAATACTAAACAGAATAACTAACTCCATAATCCTATTTTATTTGTATTGCAATATCTTTATTTTGCATTCCATCTATTTTATAAATCATAATATCATATAAAATAGGATATGATTCTTTTAAAGCTCTATCTGCTAAATTATCAAAATCCTACATTAAATACCACCAATCATTTTCAAAATGTCCCTCAGACTATTCTTTTAATTTAGAATAATTACATAATAAACAAGAAACATGATGTGGATTAAACAAAGAGACTAATCCATTACTAACTGGATCTCCATTTTCATTAACAATGATACGCTCGTCTAAATTAATTTGATTTAATCCTTTTGTTAATTTCATCATTGTTATTGGCGGTTTATAAGCATTTTTTAATATATATTGGTCTTGCCGCATCTATATTAATTGTTTAGTTAATAAAAACTTTTTCTTTCCAAAAGCATTTTTTTGTTTTTCTTCAATTTTTTTAATTTCTTCTCTTAATTCTTTTAACCCAGGAACAGTTGCTATATCATCATCTGTAATTTGAATTTTAGGTACTAATAAGATATTTTTATCCCCGCCAGTCATAAAATTATAAATACCATCCTAACCATTCTATAATTTACTGACTAACCCCTAATAAGAAATTTCTCTTTTGTTAATAGTTACCATTCTATTATCAGTTAATATTTTTTTTTGTTTTTTATTTTCTGGTGTTTCTGTTAAATATTTAGTAAGCTATTCTAAATAATATGGAGTTAATTTCTATGAAGGAATATTATTAATAATTTTATGTACTACTTTATTTCGTTCTTGAAAATCTACAATAGTATAATCAAGAGGCGGATAAGGTCTTTTACTATCACTGTCCTTTTGTATTAATAACTACTATAAATTTTGATTATCTTGTTCCATGAAAAACTCCTTTCATTTCTCAATCCCTTGTTTATATTATACCAAAAAAATTTTTAATTGTCAATTTTCATTTTAGAGATCTTCTGAATTGACTTTTTTAAAAAATTATACTATAATATAATTAATAATGAAAGGAAAGTGGTAAAATAAATGATAAATATAATTTTATATATAATATTTTTTATAATTGGTAGTTTAACTGGTATGTTCTTAATTTTATTTATGTTAGGAGTACATACTAATAATACAAATTATGATTATTATCAAGAAGGTTTTTCAGAGGGTTATTAGAAAGGAAAACAAGAATGCAATTAGCAGTCACAGGGCATCGACCTGCAAGATTAAAAGGTCAATAGAAAATGATAAAAGAATGGGCGATAGAACAGCTTACCCGCCTTCAACCATCTGCATTATATTGCGGAATGGCACAAGGGGTTGATCAAATTGTAGGCACCGCCGCTAAAGAATTAAAAATACCCATTATTTGCTGCTATCCATTTCCTAAAAAATATTATTATCCAATAGAAGAATGGATAATGGAAAATAATCAAGTTATTTTTATTTCACAAAAACAATCAAAAAGTGCATATATTCTTCGAGATAATTTTATGGTAGATCATGCAGATAAATTATTATGTGTATGGGATGGAATTGGTAGTGGAGGAACTTTTCTCACAAGAAATTATGCTTTAAAAAGAAATAAAGAGATTATAGACTATGGAGGGTTGAGGATTTAATGGATGAAAAAAAGCAATTTGTAGTTGCAAATTACAATATGACTTTTGATAATGGGCAATTTAAAAAAGATAAAATATATAAATATAGATATGCGGATAAAGAAGAGGGCATTATTTATGTAACTACAGAAGAAAAAAAAGAACAAATGTTTTATTTTTCTGAGTTTAATATGTTATTTTCTTTATTTTGAAAAATATAAAAAATTATTATATAATATAAATATAACAAATAAAAATTATTTTAAATAAAAGGAGGAAACAGATAAAATATCTGTTAAAATCAAAATGATTGAAAAGGTTACAACAGAATACAAAGTAAACAAAGAAAAAGGAACCGTAGTATGCATTTTAACTGTTATTAATGATATTCCACTTCGTTTAGCTAAGTATGGACTTGCGGATGAAGATTATGACGATATTGATTTTGATATTAGAATTTATAAAGGAATTGCAAAATGCGCCCCAGAAGATAATTGGGATGAGGTTTATGGTAAAAGACTTGCTGAATATAGGGCGTCAAGAGCAAGACAGATTGATGTTAATAATGAATTAAAATCTTATATTCGCGGTATTTCAAAATGTATTGATAACCTTTATGATTATGGACTTATGAAAGATCCTCATAAACCAAATAGAGAATAAAAACAATAGAAAAGGAGGCGCGGTGAACGCTGGTTGATGGCAGCTAGTAACCGCCATTCCCGCATGAATAAAGAATGTGTTTATATGATACATGCATGTAATGATCGGAAATGGTATGTATAGCAATATTTAATTCCTTCAATGTTGCTTCAAGGTATTGAATTAGATCAAATTATTTTATGGTTAGACGAAAATAATTTAGGATGTTTATAGTCTTGTATGCAAGCTTTTGCTAATTTACCAAATGAAGGTTTTATATGGCATTTGCAAGATGATATTGTAATTAGTAGTAATTTTAAACAAAAAACAGAAGAATATGGAAAAATTGCTCCTGTTGTTTGTGGTTATTGTTATTTTAGGAATATAAATAGCTCTGCTGGTATTCATATTCCTAAAGATATGTGGTATTCTTTTCCATGTATAGCTATAAAAAATTAGCTTGCTAAAGAATGTGCTGAATGGTTTTATAAAGAAGGCCGCTATAAATCAAAATATTCAAAATTTGTATCAACAGGAAAGTTTGATGATACAATGTTTAAAATGTTCTTAGAAGAAAAATATGCTAAAAAAGAAATAATTTATAATCTTCAACCAAATTTAATAGATCATATTGATTATTTAATTGGCGGTTCTGTTATAAATAGAGAAAGATCTACTATTATTACTAATGCAGCATATTTTCAGGAGCCTGAAAAAGTGGAAGAATTAAAAGAAAAATTAAAGAAAAAAGATTTGCGGGTTGCCGCATACTGTGGGACTAGAAATTTGTATAAAGATATGGTTCCCGCATTTAAATCTTTATTAATTAACTCAAATGTAGATAGAATATACTTATTAATTGAAGATGATAAATTCCCATATCTATTGCCTCCTTAGGTAAAGACTATTAATGTAAGTAATCAAGGATTTTTTAAGAAAAATGGTCCAAATATGAATAGTAGATTTACTTACATGGCAATGATGAGAGCAGCTTTACCTTTTGTTTTTCCGCAATATAAGAAAATATTATCATTAGATATTGATACTATTGTAGATCAAGATATTTCTGAATTATGGGATATTGATTTAAAAGATAATTATCTTGCCGCAGTAACTGAACCAGATAGATGTTATGGTGGAAAATATTATAAAAATAAATGTAAACTTTATTACAATGCTGGGGTTGTAATGTATAATTTAGAACAATTGCGCGATCGCCGCGGCATGGAAGTAATCAAGAGTTTAAATGAAACAAAATATCCTTTTCTTGAGCAAGATTGTTTTAGTGAACTCTGTGAAGGAAGAATTTTATCAATTAGTAATGATTATAATTGCACAAATTATTCTGAATATCCCATATGTGGAAGAAGTTTTGATCCAAAAATTTATCACTATGCCGCAATAAAAAATTGGCAAAATTATCCTGAAGTGATAAAATATAGAGATATGAGAATCAGTAATGGAGAAGAAGAATTTTGAAAGATGATCTGATTAGTAGAAAGAATCTTTATGAGCAAACTGAAAAATGGGAAGAGCAGGCTAAAAAAATTCTTAGTACACTTGATCCAGTAGAAGATGAAGATGAATATGCGCGGTGGGAGATCATATTAAGAGAGCGAACAGCGTTTAAGAGAGATATTTTAGCGGCGCCCGCAAAGGAGAAAGATAATGACAAGGGATGAGGCAATTAACTATTTACTTGACCCAATAGGAAAACGTGAGAAACATGATGAAGCTATTCACATGGCAATCGAAGCACTGAAGAGGGATGCTACCAATACAAATGTCTGGGGACACCGTCTACAGACAGGATGCGATTGATACGGCAAAAAGAGTTCTTGGAGACCATGAAATTACCAGAACGTTGTAAACAGCATTGCGCATACTACCATCCGCACAGCCAGAATAGCGATGGATTCCATGCAGCGAGATGTTGCCGGGAGATGGCGAAAGAGTACTGGTTACGACAAAGAATGGAGAAGTACTGTTTGGGAGCCATCTCGGAAAGTATTGGGCTTTTGGCTCGAAGGTACTTGCATGGATGCCGCTCCCAGAGCCGTATCAGATAGAGAGGCAGGAAAAATGAGTGAACTAAAACCGTGTCCGTTTTGTGGCTCTGAAGTTGAATTAGAGAAAAACCCTTTATGGTATGGAAACGGTCGAGGATATAAAGACTGCTACGAATTTGTAATTCGGTGCAAAAAGTGTGGTTGTAGAGTCGATCAACCTGAAAATGATTCTGTATACAGAAGCGAAGAAAAGGCCAAGAAAAACGCAATCGAAGCATGGAACAGAAGGTGGGAAGAATGAATATTGTATTTAACTTAATATTTGGGCTATGCATGGGATCAGTTATTGGTAGATTGTTAAATCTTGGAGAGTATTTTCATATGGTGCTTGCCTTAGTTGCTTTTGTAATGGGTCTGATATTGCTTGTGAGGTGAATAGGGATGAATGATAAGTGTTGTGACAACTGTGTACATTATCACTGGTATTACGATTATTGTGATAAGTTTGATTGCGAAGTGGATGAAAGAGCGGTGTATGGATGTTGTGAAGAAAGGTAGAAAGAATGAGCGATTTAATAAGCAGACAGTTGTCATCCGCACAGTTCAAGAGGATAAACAAAGAAACTCATGAGATAACTAAGTCAGACAAAATAAGTTATACCGTAATATGCGATAAATTTCCAAATCCGCAGGTATATTTTAATACTTACAACGAAGCAGAACATTGGGCAAGATTTAATCAGTCAAATTATAGGCCGTATTATATCATCAAACGTTCAGAACACTTTGAAATAGTAGGAGAAGTCAAATGAGTGACCTTATAAACAGGATAGAAATAGTAGATAGGGAAAATATTTATCTTGAAAATAATCCGCAATATATAGTTCTATTTTACAAAAACAAAGCTTATGTAATGATAATCGAAAGATTTGGATATAAAGATTTTAATTACTATTATCATGGAGAAAGTATCCCAGATGAAAAAACGCAAAAAGAAATCGAACGTTATTTGTATGATACATTTTTAGATTATGAGAAATGGAACCAATTAAAAATAAATAATAGAAAGGTTATTTAAAATGAAACAAGAATTTAATTGTAGTAAATGTGAATCAAGATTTCATTGTAATGACAGAGATTTTGTCGAAGAAGCATTGTTAAAAATGGAACAACGAGAAGATAACATTTATAATCCTGGATCGTTTATTTATTCGATGAGATGTTCTAATTATAAATATGACAAAAATATACTTTGATTGTGGTACTAGGAAAACAAGATATTATACTGAGCCAGTGAGAATTAATAAATATTGGTTTGAGTGAGGTGAAAAATAATGAGAGCAATTAAATTTGATGAAGAAAAAGTTAAGAGTTGTATTGAGGCATATAAAGATGAATACGGAAAGAATCCATATCTGGTTATGAATGAGAAAACCAGAGAGATTCTACCCCCGACTCCACCAACGACATATTGTATGAGTACTGGGGAGATTATGATAGGTAAGCAAGAAAACTTAGTTAATACTATTACAATTAATGATGAAAAATACATTTCCGAAAAAGAAGTTAAGAGAGGATCAGGTAATTGGTTCGGCTGCAAAATTATGATTGATAATGATCTGGGATTTGGAGAAGTACATATTGGTTGAGAGGTGAACAATAATGTCGTCAATGATTCAATGTTTATGGAAACATGGACGCCGGGAGAATTCGATGAAAGGGTTATTTGATGATAAGAAAAGATTGTATAAATTATCATTGTGAGCATGATATGGGAGCAAGTATTGATTGTTGTACATTAAAAGGATTGGGCAACTGTCCATGTTCAAGCGACTGCAATGATTATGCGAATAGAAATGAAATATATTTACTTGGACTAGAAATATTTAAGAAACGAAAAGAGAATAAAGAGCATGCGAAATGAAAGGGTCATTTAATGTGCAAGTTTTGTGATAGTTTAGCCGAAAGAAAAGAGCGTGAAAATTGGTATGGATATTCTGATCCAGAACTTGGTAGATGGATGAATGAATACACGGTTGCGCTTGTTATTCATAGTTTGTATCAAAAATTGGGGAGGAAATCAGCATCTAGGACGGTTGATTTCAGGGACAAAGGTTTAAGATATAAATTAAATTACTGTCCAGAGTGTGGCAAAGAATTATAAAGCGGGGTATTTGATGAGAGTATTTAGAAAATTTTATGTCTTAATTTCTGATTGTGTATCTACTGGTAAAGTAGAGGAAGTAGCAAAAACAATGTTCTGCACTAATGATTGGAGTTTCACTGATAATATTGAAGAAGCTTCAAAATTTGATTCCCAAATGGCTGCTCATTTGTTTTTAGCTCATCCGCCTAAGAATAATAAATTATATACAGATTTAATAATTCGTCAGGCATCTGTCGAATATAACTGGTAATGAAAGGATTCTTTGATGGATAGTTTATTTTATCTTGAACAGAAATATGGATTACCATGTACATATAAAGGTTATTACATACATAGAGGTGATAAGCTTACTACGCCGGAAAATACAGGCGAATCTTGTAATCGGTTGGCAGAAGAG